ATTCCTTCTCCCGGGTTTTTCCTTCCACCCGCCCCCCTTATTTCCTCCCCCTTAGCGTTTTGGCCAAACGCGCACGTTGTCCTAGTTTACCCGGAGCAGAAGCAGCTTTCGCCAACTTCTTAGCGGGGATCGGCTGACCTTCTTTAGCGCCAAGTTGCTTACGTAAAGCCCCCGGCTTCTTGATAGCGTCAGCAATCCAGTTCTTAGCCATTACCTAAACCCCGCTGTTTTCTTAGCAATGTTTTTAGGTTGGGCAACGAACTGCTTGCCCGCCGCCTTACCCGCACGTTTGGCTTTGGTTGTCGCTGCGTACTCAGCAGGAGACAACGACTTGATTGCTGCTTCTGGCAAATAGCGTTCGCCTGTTTTAGACGAAGGCTTCCCCGACTTGGTTGTCCACTTCTGGTCAGTCCAATTCTTAAGGGATTGCTGTGGCGCTTTCAATCTGAGTAGCCCCCACCTTTGGCCTTGTACTTCTTAGCCAGCAACTGAGCTTTCCGCGCTGACCACTGGCCCGCTGCGGTTCCTTGCGTAGCCTGACCCTTGATAGAGTTGAACAGCGACTTCCGCATGGTTGGCTTGGTGTAGTTGCCAGCAGCGTTTACCTTACCACCTTCAGCATACTGCGTGAAGTCAGTATCGTCGCGGCGAGCTTTCTTCTTTGCCCCCGGCATCTTGGAGGGATTGATATCACCCATACCGCGACTAGGTCTCATACCATCCTGCCTTTGGTTTTGCCTCGCTTGGCACACCCGTCAGCACGAGTAACACCGCCCTTAGCCATCTTGGTGCAGCCACCCTTGGCCTTAGTCATAACCTTAGGCTTTGCGGGCGATGACGCAGCAGAAGCAGGGGTAGGAGGTTTTGGAGCCTTTTCCTTGAACGTACCCATAGAACGAGAGGCAGCTTCGTCGTAGGCTTTCCCCATAGCCTCGCGGTCTTTTTCTTCCTTCAACTCCGCAAGTGCGCGTTCTTTTGCTGTATCAGACATGATGTCTCCTTATTAGCAGCTTCCGCCGCTCTTCATTTTGATTTGCTTGGCCTTGGTGCCCCCGTGGGAGATGCAGCCATCAGCAGCCTTGACAAATCCACCGTTCTTGAAAGGCTTGCCGCCCTTCTTGGGATTGCTATTGACTTTGTCTTTGGCATCCATGATCTTTTGCATGAATGCCGGGAGAGGCTTCTTCGTCTTCATGATTGGTCTTTCTTCCGGTTAGTCCACTGACGGACGGTGTCAGTCTCCCAGATTCGGAAGGCTGTCCAAATAATCGTAAACAATGCTGCGATTGACGGTAAAACTTCCACAAGTGTCCCTACTACGGTTATCAAGGACACGGCATCCATCACGTGTTTGGTAGCCTCAAGAGCTTCATCTTTCATCTTAGCACTTCCACGCTCTAAGGCTTTTGTTGATGCGGCTATCGGGGTCATTGGCGGTTTTGGCACTTGTTAGTTTCTTCTTCATACCCGACATCCGGGCACAAAATGAATCTTTGCGTGAACCACCTTCAGGCTGTGGAGCCTTGAGTCCCGGTTTACCGGGGTTTGCCTTGTTGTAAGAAGCGCGGCCTTTGGCGTTTAAGCCACCAGCCTCGCTCTTACCCTCCTTGCGTTGCCATGCAGGAGACTTAGCCATATTACGCCTGTGCCTCTTTCCAGCCCAGTCGCGCCAAAATTGTGGAGCTTGTGGCGGACAATGGAATAGCCACGACGTACAAAATATCCGGGCCATCAGGATAGAAGTTCGATTGCGTAGTCGGTACCGTGCTGGCTGTACCCCCGCCCAAAATTGAGTTACCCAAATCACGTATCCCACTCAAGTCCAGACGGGTAACTCCAGTTGGGTCTGTATAACCAGCGTACACCGACTCACCACCAGTGACAGTCACCGCGTTGGTATTCAGCGCAATTTGCGCCAAAGATGATGTGATGCCGCCCACTTGCTGAACAGGAGCCACAAAACCACTAGAGAACGCGCCGCTGGCAAATCCGTTCAACACAAGGTTTATCAGGAAGCCAGTTCCGGTGGTGAACAGACCCAAAGACTCCAACTCCAACTGCATACGATTGATAATCTCTCGCGCACCTAGAAGCCCTGTTGTGTTGTTGTCCACGGAGGGAGCCACACGAATCGCCATCAACACGCGAGGCGTTGTTGCCGTGGTTGTGATGGCCGTAGTCATGCCGTAGTTGAACACCAGCGACTTGTCGTTGTCGAAGCCACCGTCCATGATTACCGACGAGCCCCAGTGGGACAGCGAAGCTAGTGTGTCAGGTGACGAAAACTCCACCATAGTGGGGGCGGTTGCCGAAAACGTAAACGCTTGAGCTGTGATCTGCCCGCCCAACTGCGCACGGGCAGAAACTACGAACGATGTCGCCGTTTTGGATGAGTATGCAATATGCTCGACAGTACCAGTAGCGCCGGGGTTGCTAATGCGTATCACACCACTCGGGGCAAAACCAGCGGTGGACTGTACGTTAATGATTGTCCCAAAGGTACCAACGCCAAGAGTAGCAGTCAAATACGTTACTGCGCTGATGCCGTTTGATTCGTAGTGCGCGGCCATGTTGCCAGAACGCATGTACGCTTCATACTGCACGTTGTTGTTCGTGAACTGATGGACGTATGTAACCTGACCCTTTGTGGTACGCAGGCCGAAGCGGGAAAAGCCAGCACCGTACCAAGAGTAGTCAATGTAAAACATCTGCATCCGCGTCAGGTCAATCGTGTAACCGGACGGGCCTGTACCATCAAGCGGGTCTGCCCATTGAGACTGTGGTACGCGAGTATCTATTGTCTTGGACATGATAGTCCCGACAATCGTGGAACCCCTATATTCAGGGGTAACTTCCATAGCCGTATCCGACGTAATAGTCACAATTCGGTAGGATTGCCCACGAATCACAACAAAGTCGCCGGGTTTCAGTTGAGAGCTAAACTGGGTTCCTGTGCCCGAGATTACCGTTGAGTTGTTTGTTGCATCAACAACGCCGCTCAGTTGCAACACGCTATTACGCCAAACGGCGTACAGGGTACGGCCATCGTACTCAAAGAAAAGACCGTTTTGTTGGTCGAAGAAACCAATTCGGTTGGACGATCCGTACCACGTACTCGGTGATACGCGAATAGGAAAGCCTGTTGCTGTAGGGACAGATGGAGCCGCCGACATTGTGTACGTCAGGGTGGTCGGCGTGGGGGTGCTGACCACAACAAATGTGCCGTTGTACGGCCCCTGATCACACCCAGTAACGATGATGGTAGCACTCGGTGCTATGTTGTGGATGTACCGAGTTGTCACCGTGGCAGTCGTGCCAACCGCTGTAATGCTGGTCGTAAGCAACGGTGGGTTCAAAGAAGAGCCCGTGGAAAACTGGATGCCCTTGCCAGACTGATACCGGAAGTATCGGCGGGTTTGGCGAATCAGTTGCGAGTTTGGAACAGCAGCCCCGGCTGAAAAAGCCACGCCCCCGTCAAACGGACGAGACTCAACCAACCCTGCTGGACGCGCAAATAACGTCAGGTTGTTGGCCGTGTTACTTAGTGTACCAAACGGGGTGTTGGCCGTGACAAAGGTAGCGGTATTGGACGTTGGAGTGGTGACTACCACCCACGCGCCGTTGGGTGTGTTTGCGACAGTTGTGGACGCCACAGTAATTGCCACGGGAGCGCCGATAGCACCAACGGTCTGCGAAGCGCTCACCGTATAGTTATACCCAATGATCGAAATTGAAGTGACTGTCGATGCCGCGCTCACTGTAAAGGTGGGGGACGTTCCAGACACGATGTATGTACCAGCGGTAACACCTGCACCTGACAGTTGCATACCGATCACAGGGATGGTGCCGCTTACGTATGTCAACGTGGTACCAGCAATCGAACCAACGAATGTCGATGCGTTGACGACGGTAATCGTGGTTCCCGCAGTCACCCCAGCGCCCAGTACTGCGTACCCAGTACGCAGTACCAACCCGGCTGAAGGCACAGCGTTGAAACTAAGCGTAGTGCCCGAAATCCACCCCAATGTAGCGTTAGCGGCAATAGAGGTTACGCCAGTCACATAGATCAACGAACCAGCGCTCAAGCCATGCGAGTTAGCAGAGGTAACCGTGATAGTGGATCCGACGTAAGTGAACGCCGCCACAGACGCGAGGTTGATACCACAGTTAGAGTACAGGTACCCGAGGTACACAAAAGTACGCTCGGTGTTGAATTGGTTACCTACGGGTACGATGCCTTGAGCCGTATAGGTCACAGACACGTTGGTGCTCACAGCCTCAACGTAGTACCAGCCGTTAGCGTTATCAGCGTTGGAGTTCTGTACGTAAATCGGCGTACCAACTACAAAGCCCGACGTATCGGCCATGCTGACAACCACCGTGCGGGTTCCAGCACCAGTCACAGCCGTCACTACACGGGCGGCTTGAGGGATGTAATATAGGCTCTGGCGGTTGTTGGACAGGCCAATAGATTCCCATTTGGTAGGCTGCTGACCATACTCAAAGTCGGTGTCGATCAACGCCGTCGGCTGCGAAATACGCATTTTGCCGACGGGGTCTTGCGCGTTAGGCGCAGGATTTACATACGGAGACACAGCCCCCGAAGAGTTAGTGCCTGTGATAGGCAAAGATTTGTTCGAGTTCGCGTCTACTACGGTCCATCCAGACATGACAGCCCCTTAAATTACAAGAAGGGGGCCGAAGCCCCCGTAACCAAATTAGGCGGATGCTGGGTTAGCAGAACCGTCAGAGCCACGCACGATGTACGCAATGGAGAACACACCAGCGCCAGTACCGGGCGTGACGCTGGTTTGCGTGAACGATACCACCGCATCAACAGCACCCACGTTAGCAACCAAGCCGGGGTTAGACGTTGCCAATGGGATGGCAGTCAGGCCAGTCGTAGTGAACGCACTAACTGCCGTTGCAGCAGAGATGGCGTTGCCGTTGACATAGATTTGCATCGACGGCGTAGTCGTTGCATACGCGGTGGTAACGATGTACTGCACGTTCTGAATAGAAGCGCCAGCAGGGAGCACGGCCAGAACGGTGTTGGCAGTAATGTCTGCATTAGAGACGGTCTTAAACTGTGCAGCAGGGCAAGCGCCCACGTTACGAACCTGACCAGCCGCAGCGCCTGCAACGGTAGTTGGGCCAACGGTATCTTTAACCGTGCCGAGCAGCCAAGGGCCAAGGTGAGTTGCGAATCCCATGATATTTCCTCATTTGCGGCTTGCTGTCTTGAGGGGAGTCTGCCAAGTCAGTCAACAAGCCAAGTAGTCTTGGTATTAGGGTTGTACCACAAGTCTTTCTCTTGTGCAAATAAAAAGGGGGTAGGCTTGTGACCTACCCCCTCCAGCCGGGAACCCCCAACCCTAACTAGCTATCAGGTCGATCCGGGCGAACCGAACATACCCAACGGATCAGACCAGCCGAAGCTGTAACGCTCGCGGGCCTTGTAACGGACGTTGCCCGTATCGAAGTCACCGTCCATCGAGTTCGTCAAAGGCATACGCTCGAAGTGCTTCATGCCGTTAGGAACGTCAGTGGTCAAATACCAGCCGTTCGAGTCGGTCAAGAAGTTGTTAACAGCGTAACCTTCTGGGATCGAACCGTTGTTCTTGATGGCGTTGACATCGTTGTCAGTCGTACCAACACGGAGGCTGGTTTCCAACAGACGGGTAGCAACGAACATCAGAGCAGGCGGAATGATCAGCTTGCGGGGCTTGGCGGCAATCAGCAGACCACGCTCATCGGTCCATGCAGCGATTTGAATCACAGCATTTTCCAGCGAGGTCTCGTTCAGGTCAGCGTTGGTCGAAGGACGGTTGCTGTTGGTAGCGCCGTTCACCAGTGGGTGAGCAGTACTGAACAGAGCAACACCGTCACCACCCAAGTATGCGTTGCTGAAACCGTTGTTCAGAACAGAAGCAGCCTTGACTTGCTTGGTGTATGCCATAGCGCGAGCAAGAGCCTTGGTATAACGAGCCGAGAGGCTGTCATACAGGTTATCTTCCACAGCTTCTTCCGTGATGGAGAAGCCCAGAGCGATGGTTTCGTGGTTGTAACGAGCGGTGAAAGCTTCCTGTCCATTGTCATAAGCAATGGCAGAGCCTTCATTTTTCACCGGAGCGGCAGAGAAACCGGACAGCTTGGTTTCTTCTTCAAAGGAACGCTCGGATTTTTCAACCGTATACAGTTCCTTGTGTTGTTCGCCGTAGCGGGCATACTCCAAACCAAACAGCGCGTTCAGGCCGGGGAGGAGTTCTTTGAGTAGCTGGGCACGAGAAATAGCCATTTTAGATTACTCCTTAGACGGCGGTGGAACTGTAATAACCATGCACAAGCAGGTTCACCTTGACCAGAATTTCTGGATACACGGTGTACACAATGGTTGCGCCACTTGGGATATTGGCGTTAGCGCCAAGGATCACAGGCTGCTGGTTGAGGGTTTGCGTTGCTGCGCCCGCTGCGGCGGCGGAGGTCAGGAACATGCCCGTCTCGATGATTTGGCCGTTGGCTGCGACGTATGACACGTTGGTACCAATCGGCAGAGCGGCGGGTGCAACTGCGTTAACCGTAGTGGTGCTGGAAGCCGCAGTAGCGACAGCGCTGTACGAGTAAGCAGTATCAGAGACAAGACCAACACAACGCAATGGCAGGATGGTCGTCACTGGGGTAGCCACAGGAGCCAACACAGCGTTCGCTGAATTGCCCGAGGTAGCGTTGCCCGTGTTGTCGATCATCGACAGGTTTGCGCCGACCATGCCCCTAGCGCCCGAAGCGAGAACCGTAGTAGCAGAGCAAACAGCAGCCTTGAAGACCGTGTCTGGATCGTCGCAAACGATAGCAACAGCGTCACCAGCCAGCGTCGATGCAGGCCAGAATTGGCTAAACGTCTTCTGCTTGGTGACTGGGTTGGTGAACGAGCAACCAAGGAACACGCCAGTAACTTGGTTACTAGCCGTACCAGTGGTAATAGCTACTCGCTGGATAAACCCGCCCGGAGCTGATGCGGAAGCATATGCGGTCAGTTTAACGAAGTCACCGTAGAAGATGTTCGTGTTGTAGCCGTATTGAATAGGCAATTCGCGGGTGGAGCCCGCGAATACCTGCCCACCGATCAAATTTTGCGGAAGTAGCCCGTAGGGGGCCGCAATAACTGGATAAGCCATTTAAGACTCCTTATTTAGTACCTGAACCAAACCCCGCGCCGCGAGTCACTGCTGACTTGCGCTCCGCAAACAGCGGCATACGGGGGTCATTTTGTCGAAGGAAATTGTTATCTACAGATTCAGCCTGCTGCTTATTGACATTGTCGTAATACTCTGTCATTGCAGCGAGCTTCTCTTCGGGCATCCTGCACAGCAATAGCCCACCAATCTCGACGTTGCCAGAAACATTACCTTGGATCATCAACTCAGGATGGTCCACAGCTTTGACTGGCTCCCAGCCATCACGCATCTTGCGCGAGACGTTGGTCGGATCGGATTGACCCAAAATATGAGTCGCAATATAGCGAAACGCAACGCCCGCTTGCGGGGTTGGATCGGGGAGAGCACTCGAAGGCTTATAGACGTAACGAGTGGTTTTTTCACGGGTTTCAAGTTCACGGGGGGTGCGGGTTTCAGCCATTTTGATTCTCCAATTTAGCGACTTCGATAGCGTACTGTTGAGGGGTCAGACCGTATTTCTTTGCTAACGCAAGTTGCGTAGTAGTAAGAGTCACTTTCTTTGGACCCGACGAACGTGTTGCAGATGCGACTACCGATGCTGGCTTGGAAGACTTTACCTTTCCGAACACCTCAGGGAAAGTCGAGTGCAACCTCGAATCAATCTTGCTGAAATACTCATCACTGGTTGGGTCCACGCCCGTGTTCACTAGTTTTTGATGCAGCCCTAGTGAGAAGCTGGTTAGTTCTTCGTACCCCGGACTTCCAAACCACTGGTTTTTGTGCAGCCAGCGCTGAGTCTTTTGGTCTGGTTGAGTCGGTTGGGGTACAGACTGACGAGGTTGTACCTCAGTTTCGTCTATCTGTAAAGCGGCTGGATTGAATTTCTTCGCTTCTTCCAGTTTCCACTTAGCGTCAGTGAGGGCTTCTTGGGCTGCGATGATGCCGTCAGTGTCGAAAGCTTCTTGTGCTTCCTTGTACTGTTTGCGGGCCATTACCAACTCAGCTTCTGCCGCCGACTTGATAGTCGAGACATAGTGCTGCGTGCCGTCATTCACATACCGCTTGAGATTCTTGTTCTCGTCGATGAGATGCTGTGCGAGTTTCTCAAGCTCTTCACGCTCACGTTGAACAGACTCTTTGGCCCGACGCTCATCGTGGCGGGCATGGGTCAACTCCTTGATACGGCTCTTGACCTTATCAGAGTAGTTTTCAATTTCTTCATCCGTAGGATCTTCAACATCCCGATCAAGTGGCTTGCGGCCACGATCTTGTTCAGGCGTGTCGTCAACGATCTCAATTTCTACCTCTGACGAGTCGCTGTTGATAACAACTTCGTTGTCGTCCTGCTCATCAGGAAACTTGTATGGCTCCATACTTACTCCTTAAGCGCGGCTGATGCCACGGGGGTCTTCCACGATACCTTCCACCTGATCGTCATTGATCATGCGGAATTCCTTGCCGAATACCTTGAATCGCGTACCTGAATAGGCGCGGACAAGCACGAAGTCACCTTGCTTACACCAAGGCGTCTCACCGAACTTATCTTTGTCTTGGTAGGCTTGCGGACCCATCTTTGCGACAAACAGTACTGTGGTGGCGTGTTCCTCTTGCCGCAGCGATGCGGTAGCCTTGATCAAGTCGAGGTCAGTGCCCTCAAGTTTGTCAGAGACATCGGGGACCATGCACAGGATGCGCCAACCAGTAGGTTCTGGGAGCGACTTACCCCTCTCTTCGATAGGAATGTGCTCTTCTGGAGTTTCAAGCGGTCTGATTTTAGGCGGCAAGACGAGGCCGGGAGGCAGAATGAGATCACTCATCGGATTCTTCAACTTTCTTAGCAAGGGCTAGTAGGTAAGACTCTGCAAGGGCTAGCCCTTGAATCACCCCGCAGAGTTTTTGGTACTCATCAAACGACTTGCAAATACCCGTTGCGATGTCGTCCGTATAGTTGTTCATGTCCGTGCGTATTTGGTCGCGCAATACACGTGCGAAGTCGTGGATCATGATTTACCTTGTGGTTTGTTTTGCTGTGCCCGAGCCTGCGCAGCGGCCTGCGCCTTACTCTTAGCAATGTCGATACCCATGCGTACACCGTCACGCTCTTGGTCTGCCGCCAGACGCGACTGGTCTTGGCTGCTCTTCATCTGGGCTTGCATAGCGCCAAGCTGGATGGTCCCCTCGGCTTGCATCTTCTTCTCAGCCAGTTGAGCCTGCATCATCTTGATCTGCATTTCTTGCTGCGAGATCTGCATCTTCATTTGAGCTTCTTGCTGCTTGATCTGCACTTCTTGCTGGCGGATCTGAAGTTCTTGCTGCTGCATCTGCACAATCGGATCTTGTTGTGCCTGTTGAGCTTGCTCCTGTGCTTGCTCTTGCTTGTGCTGCTGGAGCACTTGCTGTGCAGCTTGTGCCATCGCACCCGACAACATATTCTGCATTTCTGCTGGAATCTTCGGTCCGTTCTCGTCGCCTGATTCTTCCGGTGGCAGCGGCATACCCATTTGCTGCTCGATCTGCATCCGATACGCATATGCAGCGTGTTCAGCGATGTGGGCCATACCTGCGGCCATCATCTCCTGCGCCTTGGGGTTCTGCCCCACGACAGCCATGATCTTTGGATCTTGGGTCATCGACATATGCACCTGAATGTGCGACTCATGGTCTTGGAAGATGAACGCCTTGAGCGGCTTGCTCTTCAGGATGTCCATGTTCTCGGTGACTGGATCCTTTGGCTTCATGTCGTCAGGCAGGGGGACGAGCTTTTCAGCGTTCTTGATCCCCAAGACATCCAACATGGCACGGTGCAGTTGTGGGAGGTCGTAAATCTCCGGGGCCATCTGCGCCATCTGGATGACGGCTTGGTACTGCACCACACGCTGACTCATGGTTGCAGCGTTAGGATCACTGACCGGGATGATATCTACGTGGGAATAGTCATCCTTCTTGGCGTTTACCTTGTCGTTCCCCGGCTCATAGTCGTAATCATCGTCGGTATAATCCCGAATGATTGCGGCCAAAAGTTGTAACTCTTGTTTGAACGCATAGTGAACCCGCGCCTGAACTGCCGTCATTACCTTGAGTTGGCGCTCAAGAATAGCCAGCGTGGAGCCAACTGGAGAGTTAGCCGACATATCACTGACCTGCATATCAGCAGTTGCAGCGAAGCGGCGTCCCTCTTCAACAATCTTGTCCAGCAGCCCTGCGAGAACTTGGCTTGGTTCCTTATACGGCAACGGCAGGATGTTATCGCGCAAAGCACCAGAGCCGATGTCTACGTCGCGGAACTCTCCGGGTGCGATGGGGGTGTCGTCTCCCTTGATTCGCAGACCTCGGGATTTGAGTCCTCCGGGGAGGTTGGACAGTGTGCCTGCGTCAACCAACTGTCGCATAAGGCTAGTAGCTGACTTCGCATATCCTCCGATGAGATGGAATAGGCCAAAGCCATACGCGCCAAAACCGGGGATGTACTGATAATGTACGAAGTGCTGACGCTTGAGCTTGAGGTCGTCGTCCTCTTTCCAGTTCCGCCTAATAGCAAGGACTTCATTGGACCCCTTGATTAAAGTGACTACATAAGGAAGGTGGATGCCAGTCTCCTTACCCTTCTCATCCTTATCCTCGAAACCTTTCAGATCAAGATCTACATGGCACTCATAGATAGTCAGGCGGTCATCATTGATGTCACTAAAGCCTGTTTCCTTGTCCTTTGCTTTCTGAATGTCGTCAGACGCCTTCAGCGGATCAGGGAGATCAATATCGCGGTAGAAGCCCGCTTGTTGCAGCTTCACGACCTCATTCTCCGTCTTACGCATCACGTGCGTCAGCCGATAGCAAGTGTCAAGGTTAGACGTTCCGTACGGCAGGAGGATGTCTTCTGCTGGAATAAAGATCGAAACCTGCCTACCGAGCGATGGGTCGTAGTACACTTTCTTGAATGCAGAACCCGTGGCCGGGAGGCTCCATAGCATCCGCTCGTGTTCTGGCCTGAACTCCCGCATGACTTCGGTGAGTTCATAGTTCATGTCGTCTTCGACGCGAACAGCGGCTTCTTTCTTCTCTGGCGTCTCTCGACCCAGAATCTTTGTACGCACTGGCCCCGCAGCGGGGAACGTCTCGGTGATGGTCTCTGACTGGAACCGGATCACCGCCTCAGTAATCATGGGGTGGAACACGCCACAAGCACCGTTCCAAGGCTCAGTACGTTCCTCGTATTGCAAACCTAGCAGTTTTAGACCCTCGGTGTAGGCTTTTTCCCAGTCCTTGCGTGATGCCTTGTCGTTATCTATGTCTCCCGCAAGGTCTCCAGCCATCGACTGAAGGTACTTTTCATCAACTTCATCGGCCAGATTGACGTTGAAATCGTCCTCTTCCTCACCTTTTTCGATGGAAAGCTCCATGTCCCCGGTGCGGATGTTCACCGCTTCAGGGTCGATGATCTCAATTTCGATGGGCTCCTCGCTCATGCCCATAGCTTCCAGCCCCATTGGAGCCTGATACAGCCCCTTGTCAATGTTTGCCATATCAGTATTTCTTTCTCAATGTTGCGGTGTTTGTGCTGGGGTTGTACTTGAACGCAGTGGGCTTCTTGCCTGTGCGCGTACTCGCTCTATCCAGAGCGCGTTCTTCAGCAGTCATTGAATCGCGCTTCTTGCCAGCGACTGTCAAGTTACCCTTGTCATCTACGTGTCCACGTTTTTTCAGAACTTCAAGGGCGGTTTCCCGTGAGCCGATCTGCGCCGACAGGCGGTCAATCAACTGGTTCTTGCCCATAAACTTCTGTGTAGTCATGTTTATGCTCAGTAGTATGCAGCGTGACGGCGACTCTTGAATAACTGTATTTCTTCAGGCTCGTCTGTGGGCAGTCGCAAGAACCCCCCTTGCCTAAACCTCAGCAAGGCTTGGGTGGTGGAGTCCACCAAGTCATCGTTCTCTCCGCTTGGAAAGTCATTGCACTCTTCAATGAGTTCTCTGGCCCACCGCCTGTCAGGAGCCCAGACTATACCTGAGGAAAGTAAATCAGAGACAGCGTTAACGCGAGAAATTTTGTCTTGCCCTTTGCCCGGAGTGAACTCCCCCACAGGCACACCCATGCGTCGAAGCTCCTGATAGAGCGCCGCACCGTTGGACTTCTTCTCCACGATGAACGCATCAGGCTCCCACTCTTTGTACTCTTCTAGTACTAACTTCTTAAGTTCAGGAAACTCTAGGCGTTTCTTGATGACGTTCAGCAATATAATGTTATGGTTCTTGGCCTCTTCGTTGTAGAAGATACCCCATGTGGTGAGGGCATTATAGTCAGCACGAGTATTAGCCTCCTGCGCTGCGTCAAGAGACATAATAATAAACTCACACTGGGGTGGGTCGTCCTTGTCCCATATCTGCCACCACTCCCTTTTTAGGAGCGCCCCCTCCTCAGATACTGGGTTTTGCATGTATTGGGCTTGCCAATACCGTGGGTCCATCGCCGCTTTTTTGGATAAAAGCTCTTCCAAAGGCCAGAAATCAGGCCAAAGTGGTTTGTCGTTCAAGATGGCAGGGAATTCAACGACTTCCCAAGGCTCTACACCGTCCTCGTTGACCATCTGCTTGACGAGTTGGCCTGTTAAGTCCAACTTACTCCACCTTGTCATCACGACAATGATGGCTCCTCCCGGCATCAGACGCTGCAATGGGCCTGACTGAAACCACTCCCACGCAGGGAGAAACACATCTGCTCTGCCCTGTTTGGCATCTTGCTCAGAGTGCGGGTCATCAATAATGAACAGATCTGCGCCTCGACCAGCCAGTGCGCCACCCACACCAATGGCAAAGTACTCGCCATTGAAGTTTGTACCCCACCGGGATGCTGATTTCGAGTCAGCTTGAAGCGTAACTTGCGGAAAAATAGCCTTATACGGGTCAGAACCGACCAAATTTCGCACTCTACGACCAAAATTGACAGCCAAATCCGCAGTGTGGGAGGCCATGATGACCTTTTTGTGCGGATATTTGCCCAAAAACCATGCGGGAGCAAGGTAAGAGATCAATTCTGACTTACCGTGTCGTGGGGCGATGTTGACAATCACCCTTTTCTTCTTGCCAGCAGCAATATCTTCAAAGATTCTGGCAAGTTTGCGGTGGTGGGGGCCAACTTTGTAGTCAGGGTACACATTGGCAATAAAATCCAAGAAGGATTCCTTGCTCCGCGCACACATTGACTCGCTTTCCCACTGCTTTAGCAACTCAAGAGTGTTCCTCTTGAGGTCATCCGACATTGTTGGCAACGCAGCGCGTAGCTGCGCGATCTTGTCAGGAGTTAGTTGGGTCATTGGTTTCGATTACTTCAACCATCTTCACATCAACCGTATTACCTTCTAACTTGGCAAGGGTTGCCAAGAGTTCTCTCTCTACTTCTTCGATAGATTGGTGCTTCACAGTCACTTCGGTGCGCTTCTTAAAAGCATCGACACCATCTACTTCACCCAAAGCCTTGATCGCAGCAATACGAATCTTGGCATCGGGGTGGCCCGTCTCCTCCACTAGCTTGTTAACCACGAACCGCTTCAGATCCGCGAGTTCACGCACTACCTGTGTATCGTACTGCGCTACAAGGCCCGCCAGATACGCAACGGTCTCATTCGGGTAGATGGCAAAGTTCGGGCTCACGCCTCCTTTAACCATATCTGTGGCTATCTGAATAGCCTCGTTGCGGTCCCCTTCGTCAGGTTCGAGGGGGTGGCCTGCCAAATCAGCAAGCATTTTGATTGTCCGCGCACGCATCTCCAGTTCCTCTCGCGGGGAAAGGTCTGGATACGCCTCTTTAGCAGAGGCAGGGAGCGGGACGTTGTGATCTATCTCCGGGGTGTATGCGTCCATCATATAAATATAGCACGGCTTTTGGAAAGGAGGTAGGAGTCCCATTAGGTAAAAACCCTAATAAGAGGGGGTCTCTTCCCTCTCTC